TAAATTTGTTTTTTCTAAATCACTCATTAATATTCTCAACTCTCGTTTTATTTCCGTTACTTGTGTACGTATTTCTCTTAACCGAGCCTGTATGTTTGCCATTTCTTCCTGTGGAGCCTATTAATGCTGTATGTGCCTTGAGTAACATTATTTATTCTAAACCGTTATTTTCGTAAAGTAGGTGTTTATATAACGTGGGTCTTGTGTGTTGAAAACATTCCGAGGAAATGCGGCTGTTTCTTTGCAGAAATTTATTATGGGTATCTGATCAAAATCTTGTATCAATCCGCCCACGGCATCACCATCAAATGCATACACTCCGTCCTGTTCCACCTGCCATTCAAACTGCCATGTGGCATGGCGACCTTCAAACACAGATCCAAAACGCCGGTTGGCCACGGAGTCGGTCTGTTTCACAGGAGTGGACTCCCAGGCAATGTTACTTCTCATCTGTAGCAATTGTATCAGTGTGGTAAAATTAGATTGTTGATTTCTAGCAATGGCAAGGGTGGCACCATCGTGCACCAGTTCTCCACTCTTGGTCTTGAATGGGAATTGATTGCGCAACACCCCGTTCTCTGTGATGTCCACCAGGGTGGTAATTGAATATGTGTGCATATAATAAACTATTTAATCACAATGCAAGAAAGGGTGAACAAACGAATGTCCACCCTTTCCGTAAAAACTTTGATAACAAAGTTTTTTAACTATTACATACCTTCTAGGTCTGTAGGTTCAGTCACTGTTACTGTGTTAGTGTCTGAAAGTGTTGCTACGCCGCCAGATACTGCATATACTCCAGAATCCAACACTTTTGCGATTAATTCTGCAACTGCTCCGATAGATACAGCGTGTCTGTCTACAGTCATGAATATTTCATTACCGTTTGATTTGAACTGTATCAACCCAGCAAATGAACCTAACGCATCAGAAATTTTAGCCGCTGCTGCGTCAGTCGCTGCAACTGCTAATCCTGAACCACCTAATACCACTTTGTATAGTGATTGTGCGTTATTTCTTTGTATTGTCCCTCTAGCCACTGCTGTTGGGTTTACTCGTGTTATTGACGCCATTTTATTTTCTCCTTTTTATATGAAAGGGTGAACAAACTAATGTCCACCCTTTCCAACATTATTCAATTAAGAATTATTATTGATTGAACTCAGCGATCAAAGATGCTGTTACGCCAGTTGAACCAACACCAAAGTTTGAACCTACTGTGCAAACTCCTGTGCCTTGTATTGCAACTTGTACTGCATCAGTTACACCAGGTGTGAATACACCTGATTCTGTAAGCACGCTGACACCTGCGACTGTGTGTGCGTCGTCGGTACCTGATGTTTCACCTTGTGAAAGATACAGAATTGCCGCATCTAGTTCAGCTTGTGTCATGTTGGTTTTTGCAAGGTTGATGATTCTAGTTCTTCCGCCTAGACCGTTACCTGCTTTTGCTATTGCATTGTTTGTTATTGTAGCCATTTTATTTTCTCCTTTTTCTCTTGTTAAATGGCATATCACCGCTCAGGTGACATGTTGCAAGTATTTATACTGCGGATTGGTAAATTCTGCGATATTATAATGATTTTGGGCATGGAGCACATAGAATTAAATACACATATAATGAGCCCCACAAAAAAAACGTTTTTCTTGACTGATCTGATGAAAACTGGTGATCACCAAAAAATAGAAGAATTCCTGTCGATGGCAGATATACCGGGTGAAAAGATAGAATACACAGGAGAATATTATACCCTGCATCAGTTTGATCTAAAAAAATATGATAGATTGTTTGCCATGATAGACCATCAAATATTTCATTATACCTACTGGCAGAATGAAGATTATAGAAATGATATTGCTAGAAGAGTGAAATCACTCAAAGATAGAGGATTTCAATTTATCATAACTCATCCATGGGAATCTCTAGAGAATATGAACCCCCACAATCAATACAAGGTATTATTGCAAGATATTAAACATCAGGTATGGCACGGGGGTAAAAACTGGTTTTGGTTTTTGATGTATAGATCGCACAAAAACAAACAATATAAATTGGATCATAGTAAAAAAATATACGATTTTATCTATCTAAATAGACAATCTAGGTCACATCGTAAGAGACTATTTGAAGAATTGAGAGACGGTGGATTATTAGACAACAGTCTTTACAGTTTTTTAGACAATCCATATAGAATATCGTTGCCCAGGGAATATGAGTTGTCATGGGTGGGAAATTCTCCGTTTCCTAGACACGGTGGAGAACAAGAAATATACGAACCACAGTTTAATGATGCAACATTTAATTTAGTTTCCGAAACAAATGATAATGATAATGATGTTTTTATGACTGAAAAAATATGGAAACCTATAATTGCTAAACAAATATTTGTAGTACATGGAAATTATCAATATCTTAAGACATTAAAAGAATTAGGATTTCAAACATTTGACCGTTTTTTTAATGAGAGCTATGACAATGAGAGTGATTCTGATAAAAGAATTAAAAAAATTGTAGAATTGTGCTGTTCTTTAAAAACATTAGATAAACAAAAAATTTATCAAGAAACTGAATCCATACGAGAACATAATAGAAATTGGTTTTTTAACAGAGAAGTTTTAATAAAATCTATTAATGAAACTGTGTTAGACTTTTTGAAATTTGCCGATCGCGGTTAAATTCTTTCTGCTGAATCCCAATCGATCCACTAACTTGACTGCATCCCCTGCTGTGCCCACTGCCACAAATCCTTCTGGATCAGTCACTTCTAATCCTGCGTCGGTCTGTGCGAATGTGCCAATAGCTGTGGCCTTGTTTAATTTCGCCATTGTCAAATTCTTAAGTGCGATAACTTCTTTGTAGAATGCCATCATGGCCGCCAATGGTTTTTGCATCTGTTTTAGGAATAGAGGCATGTCTTTGATCTTCTGCTGCCTCAGTTGCAGAGCTTTTTGTGCTTTCAATCCTGCTGCCTGCTGTTGCATTCTGCCTTGATAGAATTGTGCAAAGTCTTTTAGATACTGGTTGGTATCTGTGGGTATCCGGCCTTGTCGTATTTGGTCATTGATGAATAACATAAAGAAAGGTAGGAAATCTTTGTTCACTCCTAGCATCGCAGATAGATTGTTTGGCACACTGTTCAACAAGGACTTTAATTGATCTATGCCTGTGGTGAATTGTTGTTGCTCTTCCTTTGTGAAGTTGGCAGTGCCACTGACATTTTTATATGTGGCATTGTCAAACCACACATCTGGTAAGCGAGTGAATGCTGCCACATCAGCACCATACTGAGCTTTTAGATTGGCCATGGTATCTCCAGTATAGGTAGTGTGGAATATGATTCCCACCTGTGCTGCAGACATCTGTTTGCCCAAGTCACTGTTCTCAGGCACTGCGTATGTGATAGTATTGGGTTTAAAAGTTATAAAGTTTTCTCCACTAATGTTCTGTCTTGTTAGTGTATCTCGGTCAAACATGAAGTCACCCTGCACTATGCCTTGGATATTTAATTTTTCTAGATGCACAAGACACTTTAATAATTTTTGTCCTAGATCATCTGTGCCATGGTTACGAGCAATATCTTCTTTGGTGTAATTCAGTTTGGGTGTTTTGGCAAATATACCTTTGGTACCCACAAACCACTTGCCATTCTCGGGATTGATACCACACACAATGGCTGGTGCACCATCCCATTTAACTGACACGTTGATGGGCTGATCAGCTGACCCTTGCAGTGTTTGCAATATGCCTTGTAAATAATCTATCACACTTTGTCCACCAGAGTGACCATCAGTTAGAATGATATCTTCTATGTGTTGCAGATGAGTTCTTTTAAACTCGTTTAGTACTTCTTCTATCAGCATTATTCGTCCTCGTCGCGGAGTTCACCCTCTTTTAACGATAGACTGTTTTTGACATCTTTAAGTTCTTTAATTTTGGTAACTCCTCTGCTGAATTTATCTGGGTCTAAATTTTTTATGGCTGCGTTAAATTTTTTTTCTAGTAAGTATGCAGTTTCTTGATCAAAGTTTTCTCTGATATAGTTTACAAGATTGATTGCAGAATCAATGATGTGACTCGCTCTGCTTTCAACAAAGTTTTCTGGTTCTTTATTGACTCTTACT